GATCTCCAGAAATGACGAAACCCGCTGGGCGAGCGGGTTTTGCGGGAAAACGAGTGGAAATTGCAGAGCGACGATCAGGCGCTATCGCGCACCAGAATGCCCAGTGCCGCCAGTTGGCTGATAGCCGCGACCTGTTGTGGTGCCGTGATGTCGCTCGGCCAAACCACGGCGCCGCTGGCGACGATGGCGTGACGGGCAATCAGGATGGCATCGGTGCGATCCGCCAGCGTGGCGTCGATGTCGGTGCCGAGCACGCCCACAGCAGCTTCGGTACCGTCGGTCGCAGCCGGATCAAGCGCCTTGAGCTTCGCGGTCGCCGTTTCTCGGCCAACTACCGTTCCCAGAGGCAGGTTTTGCGTTGCGGCGACGATGCCTTGTTCGCGCGAGTACAGGTTGGGGGCTTCGTATTTCAGTAGGTCGCCGAGATTCTTCGGTTGCGTGAGAGCGGGCATGGCTTACTCCTTGGTGGTGAGTTTTTTGACGGCGGCGACCACCGGGCTGTATTCCGGGCGCAGGGTGGTTCCGGTGCCGGTATCGGCGGTGATGCGGGAAGTGATCTCCGGCTGTTCGGCCCGTGCTTCGAGCAAGGCACGCCGGACTTGTGCTTCACTGGCGCCGGATGCCAGGAATTCGGCAGTGCGCTGAGGTTGGCCAGCGATCAGACACAACTCGGCGATGGCCTGGGCTTCGATACGTCCGTTGGTTGCCGGCCGCGCGAGTGGTGCATGGGTAGTTACTTCGGGTTGCAGGGCGCCGTCCGTGTGCGGTGGATCCTCACTCGGCGTCGCGTCAGTCGGAGTGTCGGTCTGTTCATTAACGTGTTCGATTTGGTCAATCTTCTCGTGGTCGTTCATAAGGTTCTCCAAGTTGGACTGGACAGAAGGAGTTACGCGGGAGCGCGTTGCTTGCGGGGATGCCAACCGACGCTTGGCGGCCAGCGCGTCAGCGAACTCGGCGAGCACCTGATCGAACGGCATCACCGCATCGGCCAGTCCTGCAGCCACGGCGTGTTCACCGAAATACACCCCGGCTTCGGTGGCGCTCACGGCGTCCAGGTCGAGGCCGCGCATGGCGGCCACTTGCGAAGTGAAGATGGCGTAGAGCCGGTCGACTTCCCTTTGCAGGGCCGTGGTGGCCTGCGGCGTCAGCGCTTCGTGCGGCGAAAAATCGTTCTTGTGGCCACCAGCGAAAATGGCGGTGTAGTTCAGCCCGTCCTTGGCATCCTTGACCGACTGATCGACGTGCAGCGCGATCACGCCAATGGAGCCGACGCCGGCAGTCTGCGACAGCGTCAGACGTTCACTCGCGGCAGCGATGGCATAAGCGGCGGAATAGGCGGCATCGTTGGCGTGTGCCCAGACCGGCTTGATCCGGCTGGCGGCGCGAATGCGCGCGGCGAGTTCGAACACGCCACCCGCTTCACCCCCGGGAGAATCCATGTCGAGTAGGATGCCGGCGACCTGTGGATCGGCCAGCGCAGCGTCCAGACGCGCACCGATCTCGTCGTAAGACATCAAACCCGACGCCGCATCGATACCCATCACCCGTTTGACCAAGGTGCCAACCACTGGAATCACGGCAATACCCGTCGGCAATGCCTTGCCGGTGATTTTCGGTGCCGGCATCGGGAGTGCCATATCCGTCTCGGGCAGCCCGATCCGCGAACCGAGCACGGACAGGATCACGTCGAGTTTCGGACGGGCAATGAGAAGCGGCGTCCCGATGATGCGGGACGCCAGATGGGAAAGCAGCATCGTTGATCTTCCTTGGGTGATTTACCACATTTGTGGTAAATTGAAAGTGGTAAAACATTTGTCAGCACGGAGGCTGCAATGAGCACTTCGACCTCTATTCGCATCGATCAGAAGCTCTACGACCAGGCACGTAGCGAAGCCGTGAGCGAACACCGCACCATCGCCGGGCAAATCGAGTACTGGGCCAAAATCGGGCGTGCCGCGATGGACAATCCGGATCTGCCGGTGAGTTTTATCGCCGAATCGCTGGCATCCATGAGCGAGCCGCGTGACGAGGCGACTGTTTTCGTGCCGCGATCGAAACGCCAGTGAGCTACGAACTACGGCAAACCCGCCGTTTCGCGCGGGCCTACAAGAAGTTGCACGACAACGTTGCCGCCGATGTGGATGAGGCAACCGAAGTCGTGGCCGCCGATCCTACGGTGGGCGAGCGTAAGAAAGGTGACCTGGCCGAACTCTTCGTCTACAAATTCCGAAGCCAGAATCAGCTCTATTTATTGGGCTACACCGTGGACGATGAAATACGCCTGGTCTATCTCGAGGCCGTGGGGCCGCACGAGAATTTCTATCGCGACCTCAAACGTTCGTAGCGGTTGAGTCGTCCGACTTGGCAGAACCCGCCACCTGCACCGACTTGTCGTGACGCGGGTCGGAATCGAAGACCAGCCCAAGTTCATCCGCACGCAGGTTGTCAGCCGCGATTTCGCGATCGATGTCTTCCGCGTCGTAACCAAAAGCCGAGATCGCTTCAGAGCGCGACTGCAGGCCGGCACGAATCGCGGTGACCATCGCGTTGAATTCTTTCTGCGGATCGACCCATTGCCAGCCCTGCGGAATCCACTTGGCCGACAGGTACTCACGGCGACGACGGCTAAGTCCGGGCAGCGTCAGTGCTCCTTCGAGCACGGCCTGCTCCATCCAGGCACGCCAGATCGGGCGACACAGCTGATGCACGATCACACCATGCTGGATGGCTTCACAGCGGCGCCGGAATTCCAGTAAGCCAGCACGGATCGACGAATAATTCACCTGCGTCAGATCCCCCGTCAGCATCTCGTAGGTGATCCCCATTGCCGCGGCGACCGCCCGAAACTGCATGCGCAGGAATTCGGCGTAACTCGCACCGACGTCGGCGGGCTGACTGAACTTCACGTCCTCGCCGGGCTCCAGGATCTGCATCGTGCCCGGCTCCAGCCCGGCCAATGCCGCACCGCTGGGATCAGGTAGTCCTTCGCCCATCAAATTGTCCTCGGGCGAAAGGCGCGTGATGAAGCCTGCGAACATCGCGGCGGTTTTCTTGCGCACGAGCTCGGCATCGTCGTATTGATCGAGTTCGTTGAGTTTGACCAGTGCCCGGGCGAGCCACGGTTCGCCGCGAATCTGTCCCGGTCGCAAGGGCCGAAACAGATGGATGATTTCGCTGGCCGGCACCCGCACGGTGTCGATGCCGCCGATACCGGACATCGGCGCCAAGGAACCGTCGCCCGGGTGGGAGCGGTACAGGTGATACGCCACACGCCGCCCGAGTTTGTCGAATTCGATGCCCGCGCGGATCACGTTTCCCGAGGCCAATTCCTGGTTTAGCGTAGGCGGCAGGTGCTCGGGTTCGAGTACCTGCAGTTGCAGCCCCACCGGCAAGCCATCCTCCGGGCGGCGGTAGCGCAATCGCACCAGACATTCCCCGCCTTCGAGCATGGCGCGACAGGCCAAGGCTTGCAGTCCATAGAAATCGGTCAGTCCTGCGGCGTCGGCTGTTTCGCACCAATCCCACCACAGGCTGTGGATGGCTTCGCGCAGCGGCTGATCGTCCAGCATGCTCTGCGGCTTGATGCCGGTCCCAATCGCGTTCGACACGAAGACTTCCACACCCGCTGCCGCCCAGGCATTGCGCCGCACCAGATCGCGGCTCTTGGCGCGCAGTTCGTTCTGGGTGTACGCCAGTGCGGCGACTGCGCCGGGATTGCCGACTTGCCAGGCCAGTGCGCGCCGACCACCGCCGATGCCATCATAGATCGGTGACGGATGACCGAAGAGCCCGCGCCGAATTTTGGAGAACCATTTCATCAGGTCGCCTTCCGGGTGTCGATGCGGATCTGGCGCGTAATCGGCACGCCTGACGCACGGGCCAGTTCGTCCTCCACGGTACGAATCGCCGCCTGCAGTTCTTCGATCGATCGGTATTCGATCGTCTTGTCGCCGAAACTCACGCGGCGCTCGCCCGTGGCCAGCGCGCGTTTGAGTACGTCGAGTTGAGTGAGGGTGTAGGTCATCGGGTCCTCATCGTCGGATCTATCGCGTTAACCAGCGGCTCTTGATGACGCGCCGACCAGCGTTGCGGTTACCAGAAACAGCGAGGCCACCGCCGATTTTGTCTCGGGCAGTGGCCGCGTCCGGGTTGTAGGTTTGAATCGGGGGAGCGTCATCCGGTGGCCGTTCCATCCCGAGCTGGCGCTCCAGTTCCCGCCAGTGGCGTTCCTCGAAACGATCCAGTCCTGCCGCCGAGGGGGCCGCGCGGGCGTAGACGTAGCAGTCGAGCGCCTCATTACGCTCGCGCATTTTTTGCCACTCGCGCACAGGGAAGCCGTTGCGGTCGCGGCGGGTAATCAGTTGCTCGGCGCAGAGTTGCTGTATGAACTCGGCGTCGATCTTGGGCAGATGAACAAACCCGGCCGGAAACACCGTGGTCAATCCGTCCTCGCCGACATCCGCGCTCTTGCGCAGGTTGTTATAGAACTCCAGCTTGGCGATGCCACCGGCGACCGAGAACACCTTGATGCCCCGGCGCAGTTTCTTGCCACCCTGCGTCATGTCCACGGCAGTCGGCGTGCCGATCAGCGTAGCACCGCGGGCCACGCCCTTGACCGCCATCGCCCGGCTGTCGCGGCAGGCGCGCACAAATGCATAGGATTCCTGCGTGGCAAAGCCGGTATCGAGCGCAAAGCGCGCCAGCGGCATCGCTGCACCCGATGCGTGCGTCCACGATTCGGATAGCATTTCGGAGAGACGTTTCCAAACCGTGTCACGCGCCGTGTCGCCCATCAGTACGCGGTGCTCGACCAGCCACGACTCCTTGCCACGCCCGAAGGCCCAGATGGACGCCTCGATGCGATCCTTCTGCACGTCGGCACCGCCGACCAGCAACAGACCGCCGGCAGGCACGCTGCCGATGCGGTAATCCTCGCGGCGCTCAACGAGGCGCTGCCAGTCCGGCGCTTCGCCCTCTTCGACCCAGGTTTCGCCTAGCTCGGTGTTTTTGAAGGTCTTGATGGCGGCGGCCGAGCCGGATTCCTTGTTGACGGCGGCTTCCCATGCGGCGGCAATCTCGCGCCACGAACGCCAGCCCACCGGACTGTAGAGCGACGACAGGTGAAACCCTGCTGTTTTGCCCGCGCCATCATTGATCATCGCGTGCCACTCACCGTGCTCCAGCATCCACGTCTTGTGATGCTCGGCAATTGCGGTGTCGCAGGACTCGCAGATGTAGGCCGCGGTTTCCGGTGCACCCTTGTCCCAACGCAGCTGCTCGAAGCGCAGCCACTGGCGATGCCCGCAGTGAGGGCACGGCACGAAGTAGCGGCGCTGGTCGCTGGCATCATACTCGCGCTCGATGGCACTGGCGCCCGAGATCGTCGGGGTTGAGACGATCAAGATCTTGCGTCGCGTAAAAGTGCGCGTCCGTGCTTCAGCGAGCGAGATCGCGTCGCCTTCGCCCTCAACGTCGAGCGGATAACCGTCGACCTCGTCGAGAAACAGATACCGCACCGGCATCGAGCGCAGGCCGACCGCGCTGTTGGCACCGGTCATCACCAGCACGCCACCGCGAAATTCTTTCGCCAGGATGGTGTTGCCGGCGTCACGACTGCGGGCCGGCGCGATCAAGTCGGCCAATACCGGCGACTCCTCGATCAGCGGATCGATCCGCTGCTTGGAGTAGCGCTTGGCCATCTCCACCGTCGGAGAGACCGCCATCATCGGGCCCGGGGCGTGGTGGATCACGTAACCGATCCAGTTGTTGCCCATCTCGGTCGCACCCAACTGCGCCGCCTTCATGAACACCACGCGCTCGACCGGTGAGGTCGGCGACAGACAATCCATGATCGCTTTCAGATACGGTGTGCGGCTGGTGCGCCAGCGCCCGGGTTCGGCCGAGGCCTTGCTGGAAAGCATCCGGTGGCGATCCGACCATTCGGATACGGTGAGCAGCGGATCGGGCGTCAGTCCTTCACGCCATGCGCGTACGATCTCGGCTGCGCCTTCGTAATCTTCCATCATCAATCCACGCGCGGAAGCAATTCGCCCAGTTCGATCAGGTGCTCGCGCACGGCGGCCTCCAAGGTCACGTGCATCGTGTGCGGATCGACGCCGAGCACAGAGGCCATTTGCCCGGACACGCGCGCAGGCCAGTTGAGCCAGGCATCGCGCTCGACACGGGCCAGTTTGAAAACGTGCGCCACAGCCTGCGCCCGATCCACCAGTTCTTTTTTACGGTGCGCCAACTCCAGGTTGTTGAGCTTGGCCTTGAGCACTTCGTTGACCGTGCGCGCCTGCAGTAGCGAGGTGCCGCCCGTCGACAGCGCCGGTGTGCTGGGTTCGGGTGCCTCGCGCTCTGGCAGTACGCGCGCTTTTGCGCTGCTGACCTTGGGCGCTACGGCCTTGCGCGGTTGCAATGTGTTTTGTGCCCACTGCGCATCCGCTGCATCCGGATCAATCGTGCCATCAGGCTGTGCAGTGATCCGCCCCGTGTCGATGGCCTTCTTCACGGCCACGTGCGACACGCCACGGTGGCGCGCGTAGGCACGAATCGAGAGTCCCATCGTTACCTTCAATCATTTTTTCGTCATTCGCAGATTGAGCTTGGCTTTCATCGGGAACAGCGCGTTCATACGTTCGTCATCAACGCCATCAAAGGACACGGACATGAGCCAGATCGACACCATCCTCACCCTGATCGCCCAGAAGCACCTCGGCATCGACACCCTGCAAACCCGCAACTCGGACAGCCTTGATTTCCACGACACCGCGGTGTGGTGCATCAAAGACGCGCTGGAGGCCGCCTTCAAGGCCGGCGCGGAGCTGGGTCCATCGCAGCCAACGACAACGGAAGCGGAGATCGACTGCGATTGATGACAAAGCCTCGAAGCCAAGCACAAAACGCTTGGCTTCACTCGCGAACAGCGCGTTCATCACCTCACCCGATCAAACACGCCAAGGAGAAGCCAATGACCACGACCCAACTGACAATAGCCCAGCACACGATCCTGACTCATGCCATCGAGCACGCCGCCGGAAAGATCGACTGGTTCCCCGACAACATCAAAGGTGGCGCACGCAAGAAGGTGCTCGACGGCCTGTTCAATCGCGCGCTGATCACCACCGACGGCACCGACTGGTTTGTTGCCGCTGAGGGCTACGATGCTCTTGGGGTTGCTCGCCCTGCACCACTGGATGCGCCAAAGGCAGTTACCGCGCCCTTAATCACCGATCTTGCACTGGAGGCCAACGTGGCCGCCAGTGAGGCCGAGGTGGCCAAAGAAACCAAACCGCGCACCCGCGAGAACAGCAAGCAGGCCGAAGTGATCCGGATGCTGCAACGCCCCGAAGGTGCGACCATCGGCCAGGTCTGCCAGGCCACTGGCTGGCAGGCGCACACGGTGCGCGGCACCTTTGCAGGTGCCTTCAAGAAAAAGCTTGGCCTGACCATCACGTCCGACAAGCCGCAGGGCGGCGAGCGGGTCTACCGCATCGCCTGATAAAGATGGCGAGAGCAGCCATGAATAGCTTGGCTTCTCTCGCCATCAGCGCGTTACTACGGGTGTCGCAACAATCAACGAACGGAGTCCAGCATGAAACCCGCCCGCGCCATCCTCACGCACAGCAACTACGACGCCGACGACTACGCTTACCTGACTGCCAAGGGCTGGACGGACGCGCATATCCTGGCGCGCTGGAACGAAGAGGCCGCACGCGGCACCGGTCCCTGCCGATGGGAATCAACGACCGCGCGCAGCAAACTCGCCGCGGTGACCGGTCGCCGGTAAGACGCCTGCAAGCCACGCGGGAAGGTCGAAAAATGCTCGACTTCCGCTTGGCTTCTCAATCGAACAGCGCGTTCAAACGGGTGTCGCAACGATCAACCCGAAGGAGCCAGAGATGAACACCACCACGCAGATGCCCGCCACCCAGAACGATGCCTGGGGCTTTTGGGGCACGATGAACGAGCACGCCAGCGCCGCATGGCCCCTGGCGATGACCGCCATCTCGGACGCCACCGGCCAGCCCCTCGAATCAGTACGGATCTTCCTCGACAGCCGCTTTGGCCGCCACTTTGCCGACGACGTTCAGAACGGGTTGTACCAAGGCCAGGCCTTGCAGGATGCGATCAACGCCGCCACCCAACGCTGGATGGGCTGGACGATTGGCCGCCAGACCAGCAAGCAGTACCGCATCCCACGCGGCCTGCCTTACCTCACGGGCTTTGTGATTCACTGCGAGATCGTCGAGGAGGCACTGGCCGCCTGATCGAGCACCATGCCATCCGCCTCGCGGGTGGCTTGCTTGCCGGTGAACTCTTCCCACCGGTGCACGATCACATCCGCGTACTTCGGATCGAGTTCGATCAGCCGTGCGACGCGACCTGACTTCTCGGCCGCGATCAGCGTCGTGCCGGAACCGCCGAACGGATCGAGCACCACGTTACCCGGGCGGCTCGAATTGCGGATCGCCCGCTCGACCAGTTCCACCGGCTTCATCGTCGGGTGCAGCTCGTTCTTGTGCGGTTTGTTGATGTTGCACACCTCGCCCTGATCGCGGTCGCCCCACCCGTGGCGTTGCGCACCCTCGGGCCATCCGTAGAGGATCGGTTCATATTGGCGTTGGTAGTCGGCGCGGCCCAGTGTAAAAGTGTTCTTGGCCCAAATGATGAAGGTCGACCACTTGCCGCCGGCGGCACGGAAGGCGGCCTGCAGAACATCCAGTTCGCTGGACGACATCGCCACGTAGATGCCACCCCGGCAGTTCGCCACGGTGGGCGTCAGTGCGGCTAGCAGGAAGTCGTAGAAGCCATCACCCAAGTTATCGTTGAGGATTGCACGATCCTTGCCGCGCATCTTGTCCTTCGCGCTGTTCGCGTAGTTCACGTTGTACGGCGGGTCGGTGAACACCATATCCGCCACGTCGCCCTGCATCAGCCGGTCGTAGTTCTCGGCCACGGTCGAGTCGCCGCACAGCAGTCGATGCGGGCCCATGATCCAGACGTCGCCCGGACGGGAGATCGGTGTTTCAGCAACCTCGGGCACCGCGTCTTCATCAGTCTGCCCATCGTTGTTGGGCTCGTCGCCCGCCAGCAGTTCGGCCAATGCGTCGGCGTCGAACCCGGTGATGTCCAAATCGAAGCCCTCGCTCTGAAGGGATTCCAACTCGATGCGCAGCATCGCGTCGTCCCATCTAGCGTTCTCAGCGATGCGGTTGTCTGCGATGACCAAGGCGCGGCGCTGGGTCGGGCTCAGGTGATCGAGGACGACCACGGGCACGAGTTCCAGCCCGAGTTTCTGCGCAGCGGCGAGCCGACCGTGTCCCGCGACGATGATGCCGTCGATCCCGGCCAGGATCGGATTGGTGAATCCAAACTCGGCAATCGACGCGGCGATCTGCGCAACCTGATCATCCGTATGCGTCCGCGCGTTGCGGGCATAGGGCAGCAGTTTGGCGGTCGGCCACTGTTCGATCTTGTCGGCCAGCCAGTTCATGTCATCACCTCCGCATCAAGGGTGGTGGCGCGCTCAGCGGCGACCTGCTCGAAGGACTGACCGGTGGCGATCAAGGTGATCGGCACACCGGGGTGGTTTTGCTGAAACCGCTTGATGGCCACGTCCACGTACTCCGGCGCGATCTCCACACTGCGACAGATCCGACCCGTGCGCTGGGCGGCCAGCATCGTTGTTCCACTGCCGCCAAAGGGCTCGAACACGACGTCGCCCGAATCGGTGTAGGCCTCGATGGCGAACTCCGGCAACGCCACCGGGAACACAGCCGGGTGATCAATGTCGTGCCCGATCTTCCCTTTGTGACGCATCACACGGATCACCGAGTCGGGGATGCGGGTGTCTTGCGTCGGCTGGCCCTTGTGCGTCCAGCCACCGACCTCGCCATCCTTACCACGCATCGCTGTGGACGACCCGTCAGCGCGCAGGTGCGATTCCTGGCCCGCGTGCTTGCAGGGGACGATCTTGTTCGGCTTGAGGCTCTCCCGGTTGAAGTGGAAAACGAACTCGAAGCTGGGAGCCAGTCGGCCCTGCCAGTCGCCGGGCATACCCGGCCCCTGATCCCAGACGTACCAGGCAAAGCGTCGCCAGCCCTGTGACCGCATCCAGGACAGCCACGAGTCCCAATACGGGATCACCTCGTTGTCGCGGTGGATCAAGCCAAGATTGACCAGTACCTGCCCGTCGCCCGCCATCGGCAGATGCGCGAACACCCCGCGCATCAGGCCATCCCAATCGGAGATGCCGCCCGAGGTGTAGTCGCGTTGGTTGCCGTAGGGTGGCGAGGTGAAGCACAGCCGCGCGGTGGCGCCTTGCATCAGCGCAGCGACCACGTCCCGGTCGGTGGCGTCACCACAGATCAGGCGGTGCGGGCCGATGGTCCAGACATCGCCGGTACGGGAAACCGGCACGGTGGGTGCCTGCGGCACATCATCAGCGGTGTCATCGGCAGTTTCGTCCGGATCTTCTTCACCCTCGGCGGCATCGTCCTCCAAGGCGGTAGAGAGCAGGCGCTCGAGTTCGCTGCTGTCGAAGCCAGTCAAGGCAAGTTCGTATCCCGATTCGGACAGTTCAGTGAGTTCGAGCGCCAGCATTGCTTCGTCCCAACCCGCGTCGAGCGCTAGCCGGTTATCGGCGATCACCAGCGCGCGCTTTTGCGCCGACGTCAGATGCGCCAGTTCGATCACCGGCACCTGATCCAGCCCCAGCTTGCGCGCGGCCGCCAGACGACCGTGGCCCGCAATGATCCCGTTGTCGCCATCAACCAAGATCGGATTCGTCCAGCCGTACTCGACGATGCTGGCGGCGATCTTGGCAATCTGCGCCTCGGAATGCGTGCGCGGATTGCGGGCGTAGGGAACCAGCGCCTCGACCTTTCGGTGCTCGACGTTGAGCGTGTTCAACGATGACGTCCTAAAAATAGAAAACCCGCCGACGGATACCGTGAGCGGGTTTTGGAAGTGGAAACCTGGAAGGGTGGTAACTGCGTCCGGGGTGGTAACCGGGACCGGTAACCTGGCCGGGTGGTAACCTGCTTTTGCGGCCTGACGCTAAAAAAGCGTCGCGCTCGCGCCCCCCGCATGGGCTTTTGGCCAGGAAGGACCCGTTTTATCCGGCCCCTCCCGCTCGGTTACGCATCTTTCGCAACCATAGCCGTCACTGTAGGGCATTTCGCGGCGGAATGAGACACCCCGTCGGGCACGCCCCTTTGTTGTTCTCACGTACCACTCCCATCCGATTGGAAGGCTTCCGAAATCTCTATTAACTCCTTGGCGGCTTGTCGTGTCCGTTGAGATGATCCGCCACGGTCAGCAGGGCTTTCTGCCACCGTCGTTGCGCCGTCTTGGTGCAGCAGGCAAAGCGACGACCGATCTCGCGCCAGCCATAGTGCTTGGCCCGCATCAAGAGCAGATGACGTTGATCGACCTCGAGCCACTGCATCCAACGCATGACCTCGAGCATGCGATCGATGTCTTTGGGGCTGGGGGGAATGGAGTGGTAGACCTTCTCATCCTCCGCCAGCGTCTCCCACTCCTGGCGGACGAAGACCGGCCATACCGAGTAGTAGCCCTGCACTCGCACCGGGGGAAGCCGGCGTCCGGTGTTGGCGGCTTCTTCCAATCTGGCCGCCACCGTATCCGTGCACCACTCAGTCATGATGACCTCCCGGCTTGTGGTGAGTACCGTACAGGCGCTGACCAATCCGCTTCACGAACTCACGTTCAACGAAGTCCAGACGCTCATCAGACTCTGACACCACGAGGATGTGCTGGTCGCGCCAGCCACGCTCCTTGATTGCGTCCAGATCGCTGGTCTGGGGTTGCAGGCGTCCCAGAGGACAGCGGTACGGGTAGTTGGGGGTTTTCATGTCAAAACTCCTGTGTCTCAATGGCCCAGTGCAGAATCGCCAGCGCGTCTGCTTCGTTGTCGTCAGCCGGGACATGGCCACGCTTTCGTGCCGCCGCCACCATTTGCTCCTTGCTCGCATTGCCCTTGCCGGTCGCGTGTTTCTTGATCGTGCCGACCGGGACGCCTTGGTACGGGATCTGGTGGTGCTCGCACCAGGCGGTCAGATGGGCCATGAAGCCGCCGTAGGCGTGGGCGGCATCGACACCCGCGTGGCGGCGGACCTCTTCGAAGAACACCGCGTCGATGCCCTCGCAGGACTGCTTGATCTCGGTGAGCCAGCGTTTGAAACGCAGGTAGCGCATCCCGCCGCCTTCAAAACGCTGAGGCTTGAAAGCCTCGCTACTGCTGGAAATGGTGCCGTCTCGGCCACGCAGTGCCCAACCGGTAGTGGTCCCCAGATCCAATGCCAGGATCGCTGGCAGGTCACTCGGTCGCGTTATCCCGATCAGACCACCGCAAATCCCTCCACGTAGGGTAGAGGGAACGTCAGTTCCCTCTCCTACGTAGTAGGAGGGGGAGTTTTCGCCAACTTGGAAGCAACCGGAAACCACGTAACGGCAAGGGTTCTGGCTAGTTGGCAAATTGGCAACGTTGCCAATTTGCCAATTTGCCGACAACTCTGCAATCGTCTGATTATTAAGCGTTTGAAGTTGGCAGATGTTTGCCAACCTGCCAACGTCTCCGAAAAACGGGGGGATGTTGGCAACTTTTTTGCCAACTTGTCTGTGCGTAGTCATGCGGGCTCCCGCATCGCGTTGAGGTCATCTTGATAAACCCACACCTCGGGGTTCTCGACCGGCAACGCGGCCCCCGATTGCGGACATTTGAAATGGGTGGGGAGTACGGCGAATTCACGTAGGGGGAGTTCACCGGTGTCGAGATCGGGCTCGCCAATGGGCAGACGCAGGACCATGCCTTCGACGCACATGTAGCCGTACTTGGTGCGTGCTGGCGGCAGGCCGTAGTCCGAGGTATTGCGGAAATACTTGATGTAGCCCTGCGTAGACAGGGCAGAGAGCCGTTCGCGAATGGTGCGCTCACCGCCAAGTCCGGCTTTGCCTTCGAAGGACTCGGCAAACTGGTTGGCGGTGTAGCAGCGACCCAGGCCCGCCTCGTCGAATAGGATCTCCAAAATCACGTCACGCTTGCGGCGACGTTCGGCGTCCAGCCGTTGCCCGTATTCCTGCATGACCAAACGGTCCGTGGACTCCACTTCGCGCCATTCCCCGTGAATCTTGTCCACATGCTTGAGCGGGATGCCGGGGCCGTTCCGTAGCTCGTAGATGAGTTGGCGCGTCGTCCGTGACTCATCCGGGCGGTACAACAGCATGCCCGTCGAGTAGTAGCCGCGCAGACTGCCGGCGCCGGCCAGCGCTTGAAACGGATCCTCTTCAAACTGTTTTTTGCCGAGTTTCCGGGTGTGATGCGCGAGGATCACGCCGGCGTCGGGATTGACCGCGTGGCGCAGACGTTCGACGCGCTGCGCCAGGAAGTACAGCATGGCGCCGTTGTCGTTCTCGCCGCCGGCATCCCCGCCATCGAATACATTGCGGATGGGGTCGATGACAATGATATCTGGCGGCAAGTCCTGAAACGCCTTGGCAATGGCCGGGATGATCTGCGCCAGGCCGGCATCGTCGAGCAGAAGTCGCAGCTGCGACGTGGCCACAAAATTGCCACGGGCATCCAGCAAGCGATGCACCGGCAGGCGAATCTCCTTCACCCTTTCGCGCAAGTAGTGGTACTGCACCTCGGCCTGCAGGTAAAAGATGCGTAACGGGCGTGGCGGTCGCATCCCCAGAAACGTCGCCCCGGCCGCCATGTGCGTCAGCCATGACAGCAAAAAGTCACTCTTGCCGACCTTAGGTGCGCCGCCAAACACCAGCATGCCGCCCGGCGTGACGACACGCGGTGAGATCAAATCCGCGGGCAGCGGCGAATCGTCGTCGAGCAGCGCACCGAGCGTGAAGGTCGGTAGTAACGGGGCAGCGTCCTTCACCACGCGGCGTTCGGCGTGGGCGATCATCGCGGCGCAGTCGAAGCCTTCGGCGACCGCATCGGCGGCGTCCCATTTCTCCGGCTTGGTCGTTGGCGGCACCAGGATCGCCACCGATGCGCAGCCTGCGGCCACGCAGGCGCGCGCGGCGTTTTCGGCATAGTCCCAGCCGGGGGCATCCCGATCCGGCCAAATCACTACGGATTTGCCCGCCAGGGGACTCCAGTCCGTCTTTCCAATGGGCGCCTTGGCGCCATTCATGGCCGTCGTGGCGACGATGCCCAACCGGATCAACGCATCCGCGCATTTCTCCCCTTCGACCAGAACGACCTGCTCGGATCGGGCAAGTGCCGGCTGGTTGTAGAGCGGACGGGGATCGGGCGCACGCCATAGCCGGGCGCGCACGTCCCACGGCCGGTACTCCTTCCCGCCAGGAGGGTCGTACCGATACACACAAGCAATCAGTTCACCCTCGGTCGTCAGGTAATCCCACTTGGCAGTAGGCGGCCCCAACTCATCGACCGGCACGGCACGACGATCACGGCGTTCAATCGCCTGGGCCGGCGGCGCCACTCCCAACCACTGGCGAAGTTCGTCTGCCAGCCGTGGAAAATCATGCCGGGCCGACATCCCGCGGGCGCGCGCCCACACGTCGATGACGTCGCCGCCTTCGTCGCTGGCGAAGTCTTTCCAGAGCCCGCGTCGATCGCCCGCGAGTTCAACGACCAGACTTTTCCCGGGATTGCCGTCGACATCGCCCACATAGAACTTGTCCCCGCGGAGACGTCCCTGCGGAAACAGGTAGAGCAACACGGCCTCCAGTCGATCGAGCAAGCCAGCTCTCAGCTGCTCGGTATCGTTGGCCAATGGTTCTCGCGGATCGATCGCGTCATTGAAATCGAGCCACACGATGTTTTCCGTCATCCGGCCGTGCTCCAGCAACGATCCTGCCAGGCGCACCATTTGCACTCGACGTGACTGGACGTTGTCGTGTGACGGGGCAGTAGTTCCCCGGCCTCGGTGGCCGCAATGATATTCACCGCACGATCCGACATGCGTTGCGCCAGACCGCCATCAAAGGGTACCAACTCGAACCAGATTTCCTGGCTGTCCTTGTTGATGGCCGTGAACAACGCCGGCGTGCGCGAGATGCCGGGGATCGACGACTCCATATAGGCTTGGTAAATGGCTATCTGGGCCGCGTAGACCGGTTTTGACTTGGCGACACCGTGC